GCTGTGCATACGGTACACGTCCTCAGCTTTAGACTCACATGCTAATCGGGAATAATGCTGATAGATGACCCGACTTATTGGCATAACTGAATTGTTTGGGTTTGCCAACTCGTTACCTTTTAACCTTTCGACGCAGCTAGTGTCTTTTGGAAGCTGGGTAACACACCACCCTAGCTTACAAAGACGGCGAAAGAGATCAGGGACTAATAAATGTCCCCCCTCAACAGGCACAAACCTACTAGAACAGTAAGTAGGTAGTGTGGAAACCTTGAGTTTGGGCTGTAGCCCAAAGGACGTGATTATCTTAGTTGCATCGGCTATGAAATTTTTGGGCATATCATATATGGCCAGCAAATTGTCATCACCCAACCCTAACATGTAATAATCTGTCACTCCAAGTTTCTCCAAAACAAAAGCGTGTACTGCAAAATTGATGATCGTATTTCCAATGGATGTGTTTTGATCACCACTTTTGCGTGTGAATGGGCACTTGTATACGTGGTACTTAGCCACGCCAACGGTTTCCCTTTGTTTTTGTAATGCATTCACTACACTCTTAGGTGGATTAAACATGTTATAAAATGCCACCTCACAATTATGTGCGCCAAGACCTTGGGTCGCATCATAACTTGAAAAATCATCCTCCACAAAAGTATATCCGGCCTTGTACATGGTGTCGTACCAATGCCCGATTTCATTTGGCGTCGCCCCAGAAGTGTAGAAAAACCTATTGTACTCGCCACCACTTGCCAGGTGGTGGCCAGCTAAGGCTTTACTAACACCACTCATGAAGGGACCAAGAGCCATGTTAGTGGTGGGCTCTTTCATGCCTTGAATGCCACGCGGGTATTTCAAGGCATTATCTCCATCATAAGCTGGTACGATCAGCTCATCTTTTATGAAAAACTCTCTCTTGTGTTGTTTTGCTGCAAGGAAATTCATATCGTTCATTTTGTCACGATACTCCGTATATCTTTCCTTTTTCGCCGGGGGTTGTGATTCTAACCACTGTTCCAAAGTTACTGGCTGAAAGTTGACTGTGCAACCTCTCAGTAACTTAAGAATCAAGTCAGTGGCTTGGGACCACAACACGGTTTCACCTGAGGGGACTTTGACATGTCGCCCAGCAAGTGCTGCATATTCATTGGCAGAGTTCTTTTTAAATGCACTTGGTAGCAAGAACATGAGTGCTGGTCCTATCTGAAAGATTCCCCGCTGGGGAACCAAGATATTTTCAGCAAACGGTTTGGCAGTAATGTTGGCTGCCGAACTCGCGGTAAAATCTATCAGTTTAGTGGAATTGATACGGGGGTACTCAACGGACACATTCTTCCCGATAAACTGAGGTTTGATATAAGATAGTATACCTACTGATTCTTTAAGGGAATCAGTGCCGAGCGCATGCTCTAGGCGTCGCATACAATCTCTATCATACTCAGAACACCGGATGGTCCCTGGCTTAACATCCACTCGCGTTGGGACGGCGATTTCTAACGTTTTAACGTGGTGTTTTATAGGCCTTGGCAGGTCGTACAACAACGCGTCTTCATCATTATCGCTGTCTATCAAATCTTTAACCTGATACACCTTACCCTCACGTAGTAGGATTTCGTCTATTACCCCCCGGGTAGCGTTATTGAGTCGCGCAGGGCGTAAGTAGGGCAAAATAGCACTACTACTCCTGCTGCTCACACTAGTCTGTCCGGTGGACTCAACGATTTTCCCAAACTCTGGACAATGTACGGCAGTGTCAACCGCTTTTCCACACACTGCTACATCTGCCTCTATCACACAAGGGACTTTCGGAGCGGGCTGAACCTTAGATTCAGGATAAATCCCCGCGATCGCGGCCGCGTCCCTTGCCGCTGCCAATTGTGTGTTAACACACGTACTCATGACCGGCCAGGTAGCTTTGGTGATTGGCGCCGGCGGTCTAGTCATGTAATAAGCGCATGCTAACATTGATATGGGTATGACCATCATACGACCTTCAAAGTGCTGTTTGAAGGCAACCACCATGGGTTTGACGACACCTGTGCGATAGAGGTACGCACAGGTTCCAAGCGTCGCCAGAGCTCCCACCATCTTCCAGAAATAGTTGCGGGGTTTAGACCACGTCCAAGACAAAATTTGATTGTGCTTGGCATACTCAACCTTTTTCTGTGCGATGCTGTAGTTCACATCATTCTCCTTGTTCATACAATCATAAAACCCGTATACTGCTGCAAACAAAGTTAGTTGTAACTTGTCTATGCGTTTGGGGTAATCTCGCAGAACTGAGAGACGCAATTGACTCACCAAACTATCCCAATTAGCCTTGTCGCGGAGCCGTCCCAAACACCATAGCGCTGAGTAATCGGCTAATGAAGCCGGGATTACATAGGATGGTGGTAGGTGGCGCAATTGCTCAAGGTTAACGTCGTATTCGTCTGGCAAGGCTACCAAAACGGTAGCTTCTACTTTTTCTTTTAAAGACACTTGGTCTGCATTTCCTTGGGAAGTC